ATAGCATTCTTAATGTCAAAAGATCTACTATTAATAGAGCGCATAATATAATCTAATTGTGTAAGACATGCCTCAATGTATTCTACTTTGTCATTCATCTTAATAACATCAGGGTCAGAGTCTAAGAACTCATTCATCTGATTATTCAATGGGGCATTGCCTAAATATTGTTCCCAACCTAATTTGTTTAGTTCTTCTTGTGTAAGTTCTCCTCGGAAGTATCTCCACTTCAAACGTCTTAAGGATAATAGGTTGGATTTGTTCTTTCGTAATTGTAACTTGAACGTGGTCAACATGTTCAAATATTTAGCGTGTAGTTCTGGGATTTTTGTAGACTCTTGTCCGAGATTCAACTCGTCGAGTTTACAATCGTCCTCCCACATCTCTTGTATTTCGTTCAATGTTATCATAATATAGTCTATTGTAAGCTCTTACATAGTAAGAGTCAAGTTGTTGTAATACCAATTTAGCTTCCTGAGGAACCAATGTCAATAACATAATCTCTATATCTAAACATAGCAACACCTACCATATAGTCTGTGTTACCTGAGGATATTTCAAAATCTAATCCTGCTAAGCTAGTAGGAAATGCGTCCCTAAATGTAATTTTGGTAATTGGGTTGTTGTTTGAATCCAACATAAACAAAGTGGCGTCTGAATATTGCCCTAGTGATTGTTGTTTTGCTGGATTGATGTCAGGGAATCTATAATTTTGTTTAGTCCCCCATTCTTTATATTGTTTTCTATCTTCTGGAAAACCTAGACCAATCAACCAATCATATAGTTCTTTATAGTTCAACATGTTTTCTTGTATTAAGAACCTAATCATTAAAGAACCAAATTGTAATTTGTCTCCTGGGTGTGGTATGTCTACCAATGGTGTTGCTTGGTCTGCTGGTGGTAAATTAATTTCAGGTATGTTAGCTGCCTGACAAAAATAACTAACGTTAGGAAGATTGTGTATCATAAATTTAAACGCATTGGGTCTCATGTAATCCAGTTCGCCTGGATTACTAGCGCTAAACGATGCTTCCGTTACGTTAAGAATTTTTGTTGTCATCTACCTTGTCCTCTATATTTTTTGTGACTTCTTTTTTTATGTTTGTTCATCGTGGACATAGAAATTTTTGTGCTTCTACCTCTGCCACCTGTGCCTTGTGATGAACATTTCTTTGTAGGCGTAATGCTTACATAATTTGTTACTCTTGCCATAATATACTCCTATAATTCAAAACTAGCAGATGTGCCGCAACCACATGAGCTAGATTCATTAGGATTCATGTATATAAACTGTTGATTCAATCCTTGTTTCTTCCAATCTATAACTGTTCCTTTTAAATATTTCTCTGATATAGGACAGACCCATAGTTTAAAATCTTCAAAGTCTAATTCTATATCTCCTTCTTGTGGTTCGTCTGCATAGTCAAATACATAACTAAATCCTGCACACCCACCACCTAGTAAACTATATCTTACACCTGCTTTATTTTCTTCTGCTAGTCTTTCAATAACTTTCTCTCTGCCAACAGGCGTAAAGTCAATCATACGACTAACAGTTTGAATAGGTATAAAACTATTTACTGTCATTCTTTTTAGTAGCTCCCATTTGTTCTAACCAAGTAGTGTTTCTTCCTGCTTTCTTTTCTTCCCAATCTTGAATAGCTCTTTTAATACTATCTTCTGCTAATACAGAACAATGTATCTTAATAGGTGGTAATTCTAATGCTGTTGCAATATCTTTATCCTTTATTTCCTTTGCTTCTTCTATTGTAAGACCTGTTAGCATCTCAACAAACAAACTTGAACTAGCGATAGCAGAACCACAACCATAAGTTTTAAACTTAACATCTAAAATCCTATCTGTTTCTGGGTCTAACTTTAGATCTAACTTCATAACATCACCACAAGCAGGTGCGCCTGTAAGTCCTGTAGCTACATGTGGGTCGTTAGGGTCAAACCTACCTACTCCGTGTGCTGCTGGATTGTTCGTTACTTCTTCAAATCTTTTTACTACTTCTTTACTATAAGCCATAAGCCCTCCTAGTAATAGTATTTATAATACTTTCTATCTAACCAGAAGTAAAGTAGGTATAATACCAAAGTAATAAATAATAATGTCCACTACAGGACATGACACACACAGGAGAAAATTATGTCAAATAAATCAGGGTTCGAGATCAGAGCCGACTTACTAAACCAAGCACAAGGAATTCTAATGGATAACTATGTTAGACAAGTAGATTCTATCCACGTGCATAACGATAACTTTCCTAATGACAAAAAGCCATTACCTACAGTTACAATAACTGCACAAGATGTTATTGATACTGCTAGACAGTTAAATGAATTTGTTACTGAGAAAGGACAATATCAATTAGAACCTAAATCTTAAGTTCATAAAAAAGGGCTACTGTTGTAGCCCTTTTAAATTCCAATGAATGGACGTCCTTAATTTACATTAAGTTAGAAACTTTTACGCTTCTGTAATACTGGTTACGGTCTGCAGTAAATGAATCTGCATCAGTATCGCCGTTTGCCTTCATGACAAATGGGTTAGCAATCATGCCATACCTAGTTTTGAAACCAATTTTAGGTTGGAATGTGCTTGGGTCAATAGCCCTAACCATTTGTAGTGGGACATATGGACAATAGAATATACCAGCGTCATAAGGGCTTGTGCCTTTATAACCAACAACATAGAACTGGCTAGCAGCTCCTGTGTTTGCTGAATATGGGTCAATGTAAACTTTATATCGGCCGTTTAGAACACCAGCAAATGTATTACCTGTGTCATCAACATTTAAATTAGTTGATAATGCTGGAGCGTAATCTAAAACACCAGCCATAGCTAAAGCACTAGCAACATCTGATGAACAGATGATGAAGTTACCTTTACCACGCCTTGTGTCTTGTGCAATTACGTTTGCATCACGTTCGATATTGAATAAAAGACCTTTAAATCTTTCTACTGACCATCTACCGTTACTGTCGACATCTAAGTCAAATGTTCCAGCTGTAGCAGTTGAGGCTGAGCCTGTTTTTGCTACTTTGTAAATAGTTCTAATAACCTCACGGTTAATTTCAGCTAAAATTTCTTGTGAAAGAATGTTGCTTAACTCGGACTCTGCGTCTAAACCATGAATAGCTTTTAAGTCTTGTGCAAGTTCAACAGTATATTCTGCTTTAAGTGCTCTTGACTTAGCTGTTACAGTAGTTTTCTCGATTGAGAAAGCCATTTCGTTTAGAGTTGTTGAGTCACCGAAGCCTTCAGCTGTGCTTGTGGATACCCCAGCACCAGTTGTGTAAGTTCCATCAACTGGGTTAGAGCCAGCATGTGTGCCACCACCTGCAAAGTCTGTATCTGCCTCGTTGAATAAAGCCTCTGTTCCAGTCTGGCTGGTATAGTGAGACTTCATTGCGAAGATAAGACCTGTAGGTCCTGACATAGGCTGAACACCACAAACGTCGTATGCCATCAAGTTAGGCAAAGCACGTCTAACTAACGATATTAATATCGGATCGTAGTTATCAACGCCTGCACCGGTTTGGTTAGCATGAGTTGCCTCGAAAAGGGCTTCCTTCTCCTCACGGAGAGCTTTTTCCTGGTTTTCAAGAACAACCGTGGTTACCGCACGCTTATAAGGATCTTTAATCTCGTTAAGATCTTTGTGATCCAAAACTGGGCTCCACTTTTTCTGTAGTTCTTCTGAAAGATACATCAGTTTCTCCTTGTTTTTAACGTTTTGTTATGTTTTTCTATAACCTAATTATTTATAAAAAATTAATTTTGTGCCTTATCAAATTCTGTTGATACACCGCCAAATTTAGCGGATTGACTTACAGCTCTCGCATATCTGTCCATCACAGTATTTTCTGATAATGCTCCCTGATCAACGCTATCTTCTAGCTTGTCACCGTTATCAGCGACTGCTTTAGGAAAATAATTTTCCTTGATAACATTTAGTTTAGAAGAATACATCTCTTCGTTGTCGTATGTAATACCTTCAACAAGTGATGCAAACTTTTCAACTTCAGTGTCAGCTAGATCGTCAACCACGGAACGGAATACTTTATCCTTTTGTAGTTGTTCCCTTTCTTCGCTGATCGAAATGGATTTGTTAATTTCCTCGTCTAACTTGGATTTTAACTCATCAATCTCTGTTTGTTGAGATGCTAATACATCAAACTTCTCATCTGGAACTTCAATGTAATTGTTCTTGAATGTCTCTTTAAGATCTTTAATAAAGCTCTCATTGATTTCATTCCTTAAGCCATTCTCAACGGCAATCTCATTTTCAACCATCCACTGTTCTGTCACGTAGGACAGATACTTGTCAATGTTTTCCACGAGTTTTTCTTTAGCTTCGCTAAAAGCTTTTTCCGCTTCTTCAACAAGTTCGTTCTCAATGAGATCTACCTGTTGATTTACACGGGCAACTACTGCTGCTTCAAATAATGAAGCTGCTTTAGTCTTAAATTCTTCTGAAAGATGCTCTTCGTCTTCGAATAAGTTAGCAATGTCTTCCTCAAAGAGTGTTTCTGCTTCTACTTCGTCCTCTACCTCTTCGGCTTCGTCTTCCATTTCTTCAGCAACGACTTCTTCTTCTTCTTCGACCTCTACATCTGAATCTAGTTCTTCTACTTCGTCATCAATCTCTTCAACTGAATCTAGAACTTCTTCTTCGCCTTCTGGTTCAACTTCGTCTTCTT